TTTGAAAGACTCCAGTAATAACTATAACAAACCTTCTATTGACAAACCTTTGTATCATACATACCTCTTATTCCAGTAACGCATACGCATAACTACTGTATTCTTTCTACTACTATTACATGATACACAGGCTGGTAATAGATTGCTTAATTCATTACCCCCGCCGAAACTGACAGGAATAATATGATCAGCAGTTGTGGCATCTTGATTACAGTAATGGCATTGATAATGTGCTGACTCTAGGACTATCTTCCTATTGCGCTTATACTCTGCTGAGGCATATGGATTAGTCATTGATACCATCCAATTTCCACTCTTCTGTCACATTCTTTGTTGATTCCACAACACTCACACCAGAAGACCTTAGTGGCTTCCTCTGGAGTAGTCTCTCTGTTCTTGCCCAAACCTCTGGATAATCTTGCCATGAGAATGCGTTTTCTCCTATGTTAACTAGATCAAGCAAATGTGCAGCACATAGCCAATCCCAATCATCATGGTAATAATATGCATTTTGACCGCATCTACGGCATAATCTAGGTCTTTGGCTAGTCTTATATCTATTAAGAAACCAAAGGGGAGAATAGCCATGCTTATCATTAACCATTAATACAGTATATCAAACCTCAGATTTAGCAACCATTTTATTGACATATTTGTTAAAGTCTTTATCTAAAGGATCATAGTCATCATGACCTAATTTGTATAATTTTATATACCCTTCAAATAATCGCTCTTTTTTAATTTTATTTGCATCTTTGACTCTTGACTCTATCTTGTCATAATAATATTTTTTAGGAGGTTTATGCTCTAAATCATAATCCTTCTTAGGTCTACCTCTTGGCATATCTACCTACATAATCTAATACAACCTGTTTCATAGGATTGTCACTTCTTAATACTCCCACATCATGCTTTCCCAGAAGAACGTTACATCTTTGACAAACCACACCTCTTATGTATTCTTTAGGCACAGGAAAGCCTTTGTGTGTGTGATCATGGTCTACTTGCAGTCTTCTACCAGTTATTGTTATTTTTATACCGCAAATATTACATCCATCTTTAGCCATATCATTAAATTCATCAGGAGTAAGGCTGTATTTATAGCCAAGATTATATTCCCATCTATCTTGTGCCCCTATGTTGCTTAGTCTTTCTGGAGATCCATTTCTAATTACCCTGGCATAATGCACCCTACACAAATTTAGCCCATAATGAGGCTGATTGCATTCAAAGTATGTGCATTTTTTTGCTTTATCTTTTTGATGGCTTTTAAGGCTTTGACCTATTCTGCATGTTTTACAATAGTAATCATGTTTTGCCTTAATTACATAGAATTCACTTATATTTTTAGTATTATTGCATTTGCTACAAACCTTCACATATTCCCCATTCGTTAAGTAAGGATTATTCCCATACTCTATTATAGCACGAATTCATTTGGGGTTTGTGATATAAGTATCCTGTATCTAATATATTATTTAATATTTTATTTACTTTATATACTTAGTTTCAGTATATTCTTTTCTTTATTATTCTAAGTATACCAGGTTTTGTCTCTGGACTTTACTAGTTTAGACCTTTTAATTATAACAATTTGATAACAATTTCTATACCCTGGCTTTATAGTTTTATAACGTTTTTGTTATAATTCAGAGCACTTTAATATTTGCAAAGCACTGCCCTATGATTAATAGGACTACTATATATTTACAAAAGCACTGCCATTCCAGTATTTAGTTGCTCCCCAAGCAACCCAAGCACTTCCATTCCAATAATAATTACTTGTGCCATGTATCCAGGCTGTTCCATTCCAATATTTAGGATTGCCTGCAGGTATAGTAACTGGACCATACTCATATCTAGTTGCTATAAGTTCAGGTTGTGCCCATGGACCAGTACTTCCGTCAAGTGTATTGCCAAATGGTCCATCAGTAGGTGCTGCCCAAATACTTAAACCATCAAGATAAATACCATAACTTTGATAAATTCCAGTTCCACAATAAAGGGCTAAAACAGGTTTGCTAGTTATTGTAACTGATGCTCTTTCAACTCCATTTACATATATTTTCTTAAAGCCAGTAATTTGATCATAAGTACAAGTTATTAAATTCCATTGATTTAATGTTACTGGATTTCCTGTAGTGCTTAAAACCTGCAAGTTACCAGTTGAAGAACTATGAGTTTGAGTCCTAAAATTTATTATTCCATTAGATTGTACTTCTACACGACAGTTTCTAGAACTGTTAGTTCCTTGCCCAGCCATTCCCATCCAGATAGTTCCAGTTGTTGCTTGACTTGAATCAATATATACCCAGCCTTCTATACAAAATTTACCAATAGTAGTTCCAAGTTCACCGCTAGTAATTGTATTAAATGTTTGACCACCAACATAAACTCGTTGTCTATCAATTTCAGTGCTAAATTGACCAGCAGTTGTTCTGGTTTGTGAAGTAGTAAGATGTTTTGAACGAGCAGTGGTTCTTTGAACAGCACTAGATACATTAACAAAATCAGTAAAAAAGGTTTTAGTAGTTCCACCAGTGACATAAGTTCTTATTTGATCAGGAGTAGTTCCAGATGTTTCATAGTCCCAATAGGCTAAAGCGCCATGGCTCATTGCTAATGCTTGATAACTCATATTGTCACCCAACTACTGCCGTTCCAATATTGAACAACTTTATCTGTAAAAGATTCCCATTGAGTTCCTGTCCAATACCGTTCATCGCCTGCTCTTGTAAATTGAAAACCATCGTGTGCATAGGTAGAGCCAGACTTGCTTGTATTGTAATATCTTGTTTTTGCTTCTGGAAAAGATACTCTAGATTGAATGTCAATTAGTGGTGGCAATTCATTATCATAAGCACTATAAGCCCAAACTGCAACACTATCAAGATAAAATCTTTGATGAATTGGTGTGTCTGGTAAATGAAAACGTCCATGAATTTTGTGTTGAGAAGTACCAGCATTTCCACTTTGGCTAAGAACTCCATTTATGTATATTTTTTTACTATTCTTTTGACCACTAAATGTGCAAGCAACATGGGTCCAAGTTGCAAGAGGTATTACTGTAGAACTGTTAATAGTATCAAGGTTAGTTGAAGAGTTAAATCCTTGAGTTCTCCAAGCAATTGCTCTGTTAGCAAGCAATCTAACTTCAGATGCAAAAGTACCAACATTTGCACCAGTTTCTCCATTAAATCTAAAAATTACTTGATCTGTAGCATTATTTACTACTGGTATATAAATCCAAAACTCTAAATGAACTGTTCCAATTTCAAGAGGAAGTGTGTAATATCTAGATTCTCTGCCACCCTCATGATAATAATAAGATGCAACACCATGTTTTTTTATTGTATAAGATGGCTCAGTATATCCACCACTAGCAACATAATCAGTTACACCTGTAGGATAATAATCTGCAGGCAAATTTTGTCCACCAGAACTGTAAACGTTACAGCCATGAAATAAATTTGGAGATTTAGAGATAACTAACTCTGAATAGTTCATTACTTACCCCTTTGTTAGGCTGTTTGAATCCAGACGGTTCCTACGCTTGGGGATGTTGGTGCAGTTGCTTGAGCAAAGAATCCTACTGCTGTAGCACCAGTGGCTCCCGTTGCACCTGTTGGTCCTTGAGCCCCAGTTGCTCCTGTTGGTCCTGCTGGTCCTGTTTCTCCTTGTGGTCCTGTAGCACCAGTTGCTCCTGTTGCTCCTGTTGATCCTGTTGCTCCTTGAATGCCTTGTTCACCTTGTGGACCTTGAGGACCTGTGGCTCCTGTAGGACCTGTAGGACCTGGAACTGTAGATGCTGCTCCAGTTTCTCCTTGAATACCCTGAATACCTTGGGCTCCAGTTGCACCAGTAGCACCAGTTGCTCCTTGAATTCCTTGTTCTCCTTGAGGTCCAGTAGCCCCTGTTGCACCTGTTGCCCCTGTAGCACCTGCTGGTCCAACAATCTGACCAACAGTATTCCAAGCAGTACCATCCCAAACATAAAGATCACCGTCTGCATCAACAATTCTTGCATCACCACTTGTATTTCCTGATGATGGTAAATTTACAACTGCTGCAACAGAACTTTTCATTGTGATACCAATACCAGTTGCACCTTGAGGACCTGTAGCACCTGTAGCACCTGTTGGACCTGTTTCACCTTGAATTCCTTGAATACCTTGAGGACCTGTGTCTCCCGTATCACCTTTAGGTCCTTGAGAACCTGTTGGACCTGTATCTCCTGTGTCTCCCTTATCCCCTTTAAGTCCTTGAGCGCCTGTGGCTCCTGTGGCACCTGCTGCGCCTGTGGCACCCGTTGCACCTGTTATACCTTGAATACCTTGTTCACCTTGTGGTCCTTGAGCGCCAGTAGCACCTGTTGGTCCTGTTGGTCCTGTTGCTCCTGTAGCGCCTGTAGCGCCAGTTGTACCCTGTGCTCCTGTAGCACCAGTGGCTCCTGTTGGACCAGTTGGTCCAGTAGCGCCAGTTGGTCCTTGTGGTCCTGTTGCACCTGTGTCACCTTTAGGTCCAGTAGCGCCAGTAGCGCCTGTCAATCCTTGTGGACCTGTAGAAATTTCTAGGTTTGATGCATATAACTTTAATTCTGTTGGTGATACTACAGTTAAATTACTCATCTTGTTACATCCGTTTCTGTGTAGATTGTTCCTGCAAGAATTGTTCTTACTTGGCTTGTTGGTCCATAAACTCCTTGTATATCAAAATAACAAATGTTTGGCAAAGCAGATGTATTTAATACAAGATTTATAAAATTTTCATTTTGTTGAACAGTTAATGTTTGAAGAACTGTAGAATCGTCTGGATATGCTCTTACTTTAGATGTAAATGTCCAACCTGTTAAGTCTACTGGAGTTTCATTATCTTCTTCAACTAAAGCAATTGACAAGGCTGTGGAATCATTTTTGTATACACGCCATTCCATACTGGCAGGCATATTTGATAAAACTGATGTATTTTCTATTGTCATTTGTCCTCCAAGACAGTAAACATACTCCTATTGTATGATATATGTATATTGACTAGGAGGATTTAAATGGACAAAGTTTACTATACTGGAGACCTAATACCAGAAAAAGACTGGGATTATGAGAACAAAAGACCTAAGATTAAGGCAACAAAGGTTAAAAAAGAAGAAGTTTCTGTAGAACTAACACCAGAAGTAATTGAAGACCTCGTAAAAGACTAAAACCACCTGCCTGGGGGTGAAGGGGGCAGATGGCTAGTCTTGTCCGTTATATAGGGACTATACAACGGAAATCTATACAGATATTTGAGGAGGCAAGGCTCTTGTTGGAACCATTGCCCTTGCAAAATAATCGTTTGAAATTTCTGCATTAGTAATATCTTTTATTTCAAAGTAACCCAATTCTTGCCAAGTTGGTAAAACACCCATTGCAACAGTAAAGTCTGCGGTATCGTAATCACTAAAATATATGTTTATTTTTTCATATGTTTTATTTTGTTCATAATATGTTGCTGTAGGAAAAACACTTCTTCTTGGAGAAAAAGCAGCAGCCATTTGCGTCATGTTTGTTAACTCAGTAGAATTAAAATCAGTTCTAATATAAAATTTTACATTTATAGTTTCTGTGTTTCCGCTGTTAGTTGTTACTGGAGTTATTGTAGCCCAGTTGGTTGAATCAAAATATCCATTAGTTATTAAAAATGGTCTTGACCCAGATGCATTCCAAGGCGTTGTTAATCCATTTACCGTATTTGCATGATCAACTACTGTTCCAGTGGTTGCCGTATATCTTACTGGTGATTGATAAAGTGCATCATTAGAACCAATGTATGAATAAAAATCTCCAATTTGGGTTGGAAGGTTTTTATCCCAAGGAGAACTACTATTTGCTCTTGTTCTAGTAAAATTAAAATCAGCCCTTAACCATCTAACTGGAATTCTAACTATGTTTATATTAAAAGATTTACTAATTGTATCTGTTGTTATTCCATTATCAACAGTTAATGTAACTGTTTTAGTTCCAGTAGTTGTATAGGTTTTGGTAGGATTTGCCAATGTTGAAGTTGTACCGTCTCCAAAATTCCAAGCATTTGTATCATTGTCAAAACTTGTATTTGTAAATGTAACCTTTCCAGTGTTATCTATTACATAACTAAAATTGGCGGTAGGTTCTGCAGCAGTAACTTGTAACTCTAATTCATCATAATAAAGTATTAGCCACCAATAATTTGGTAAATTAATATATCTTTCTATGTATCTAAATCCACCTCCGTACCAATCTTCATTTCCAACAGCATAATCATAATTCCAGGTTAAAGTGTTTAATAGATTAAAGTGAGTTATGTCGGATAAAGAATTTTCTCCTGGATTAAACATAGATAGTGCGTTTGCTCTTACGCTCCAGCCAGCAGATCTTGCTGATGCTATATTTGGAACTCCATTAGTTGTAGCAACAAAATTAAAATTTGTATCCCCAGAATTTGCGTTTATGGTTATATCTGCATCTTTATATAAATTTAATTTTTCTGCAATTAAATAGTTAGGGTCAATCTTTAAAATATAGGTTGCTTGCCAGGTTTTAAATGTAATGTCATGCTTAATGCCAACAACTTCATATGCCTTAGTAATTGAAATTAAATTTGTTATATCGTGATCTATTATTATTTTTGCAGTGCCAAAATTACTATAAGAAATAATAGGATTGTTTCCTTCATTATAATTAATTAATTCTTTATATGCATCAACAGTAATTTGTTTTACTTGAATAGAACTGGATGAACTATATTCAAAAATATCGTGGGCTAATTGTTCATACGTTGCATCTGTATCTTCTGCTCCAGAAAATGCAGTGTTTAAAGAAATTTCTGTACTTCCCCAAGTGTTTACACCTTCATTATCTCTAAATCCTGTTTTGGTTGAATTTGTTTCAGTAAAACTAGAAACTCCGTCATATTCTCTTGAAATGTTATTAAAAGTAATTTGGTTTATTGCTTTGTCTATTCCGTCATCAATTAATATATTGACATAAGAAAGACCTGTTCCATCTGACTTGTAAGTTGGAAGACCAGAAAGAGAAACTTCTGGAGTATAAGGATAAGTAATTGATGCTAAGTCTATTTTATTTTCATCATATTTAGGATAGGGTAAAGATGTTAATCCATTATTAGTTGTATCAACTAGCAATGTCTCTAATGTAGATTGACGCAATGTAGTAATTAAGTCATAGGCAAAATCCCCCGCTTTTACTGCTATCCTGCTTAATGGATTTAAAGGCACTGGGTTTTGATATGTAAAATTATTTCCGTTACCTTGAAAGGTTTTAAATTCATTTCCTTGACCAAATTCTGCAATTAATTCATCTAGCGTTAAACCATTTGGATACGCTTCTCTACAATAATCTTCAAAGTCTTGAGAAACTTGGTGTCTAGATAAAGTTCCAATAATGTCAGTTGCTGTAATTGTAATTAATGGAAGTTCTCCTAATGGAAAATATTCAACATTTAAATTAATAATTTCACCTTTAAAGATGGTAGTTGTTTCTCCATCATAAACTGAATGAATTTCTATTCCACTATAAGATTTTATACTAGGGTTTTGATTTGGATCAAGTTGAGGATTTCTACTAGTCATCCTTAAAATTCCTACATCAGGATTTGTAGTTGGTCCTTCATAATTAGTTATTCCAACCTCAATGTTTGCAGAAATTAAACCATCAGTATAGTCTTCAAAATATCCACCAGGTTGACCAATTTTAACTTTTATAACATCTTTTACCATTAGAATCTTCCTGCAGTTGAGTTAATTTTTCCATATTTTCTTATTGCATTATTTACTTCTTTACCAAGCAAATATGGGTCAGTTCCCAAACCAGCATTAATTGTTATGTTAATTGCTGAACCAAAAGATCTGTTATTTGATACCCCACTTAAACCTATTCCACGAATTGTGGATTGTCCCAAGTCTAGTGTTGCTCTTTCTGCAATTGATTTTGCTGCATTAATTCCTCCTGCTAAACCTTCAACAATTTGCTCTCCAAACTGTGCAAAGACTTTTGAGGGGGAAGATATTCCAAGAATTTTTTTAACCCATCCTGGTAAAAGATTACCAAAAAATGATCCTAATCTTGACAAAAGCCAAGAAGACATTGCTTGTATTCCATCCCACAAACCAGTAACTATGCCTCTTCCAATAGAAAGCATTGCTGATGGAATTTTGCCAAATGCTCCAACCAAAGAAGATACAAACTCTGGAATCTTTCCAAAAAAGTTTTGTAATGCTTGATATGCATTTTTTGAAAAATCTTTTATTGCATTCCAAACAATGTCAACTACTTCTTTAACCTTGTCCCAATTTTGAACAAGCAAAACTATTAGAGCAATAATTGCAAGAATAGGAATAGCCTTTAATGCAAGACTAAATAGATTTGTTGCTAAAGTTGCTGCTGTAGTTGTTGCTGTTGTGCCAGTCTGTATAATTCCCAATGTTGTTAATGATACTTTTGCGCTAGCCAAAAATCCTAATAATGGACCTCCTATGGCTACCAAACCTAGTAATGCTAATGTTACGTTTTGGACTATTGCTGGTTGACTACTAAAGATGTCTAATAGTTTTGTTACAGCGGTGATTAATTTATTTACAAACGGAAGAATTTTTGTTCCTATTGTTTCTTTTAGGTTTGCTAATGCCACATCAAATTTTTGAGTTGCTGTTACTTGATCTTCTGCTGCAGTTCCATATTCTTTGTTTGCTTCTGATATTAATATGCTTAATGCTTTATTTGCATCCCCTGCAACAAATGCTGCTTCTGCTGCAAGATATGTTGCGTCAGTTAATCCTGGAAATGATTTTTGAAGATCTCCAACTTTTAATTCACCATCTGCTAAACCTTTTGCTAGTTTTTTTGTCCATGCTTCAATGTCTACACCAGTTAATGCTGCAACATCTGCACCAACATTTAACAATTCAACTGACAAACCTTTTGCAGCATCTGGCAAAAAGGTTCCAAGTTGTGTAGCAAGAACAATTAAATCATCATTGTCTTTGCCTAATGCTATACCAAATTTTGTTGCATCTGCTGTAATTTTTTGTAATGCTACAGATCCAGCACCAAAGGCTGCTTCTGCACCTTTCATTGCTAATTCTGCTGATTGTGCTTCTTCAATACCGTCTTTAAGAAATGAGACACCCTGTTTTAATACAAATGCTGAAGCAGCGGCAGCGGCACCTGCGGCAACACCTTTAAGTTTGCCGTCAATACTACCAAGTTGAGTATTTACCTCGTTAACACCCTGTGTGAGTTTTTGAGTCTCTGCAACAATGTCAATAGTAATCTTTTGTGCCATTTTAGTTTCTCCTGTTCAACTCTTCAACCATAAGAACATATTCTTCATATGTTAATTCCCAAAATTCATTTGGCGTATATCCTGTGGCTACACAGAATTTAGCCATTGCACTTAGGCTGAAGTCACTTCTTTTGGGACCTGAACATCCATTCCAGACAAGTCAGTCAATTCTTGAATTGTTAAAGCCTCTGCATCTAAAATAGTTAGTTCTGGTTTATTTCTTTTTGCCATCATGTATTGCATTGCAAATGAAAGTTTTGCCTTTGATTTTAATCCTACCCATTCGTCCATTGGACAGTCTAAGTATTCTTCAACCTCTGCTAATTCTTTCCATTTCATTATTGACATTAAATCTGTTGTATCGTTCATTTTGTCCCTTTCAGTCTAAGTTATATTTTTTTATAACTTGTTTTATGTTTTCTTCATAAACTAATGTTGGTACGTTTGTACCTGTTACCGCCTTTGATAAATAAGGCTGAGCCGCAATATTTCTTTGTGCCCAACCGTATTCAATTACCCCAGCATAAATTGTGTTTGCTGAAATCTGTGCTGCCTTTCCAACAACCTCACCCTTTATTGATGAAGCAAGTCTTCCAGTCAGTTTTGGTGCTAAAGCAGAGGCTTCTCTTGCAAGTTTAGAACTAAGTTCTTTATTTGCGTCAGTCATATCTCCTAAGTCATTTATAACTTTACGTAGAGAAGAATTTACTTCTTCCATACCAGAGATACTTACTGAGATTGCCTCTGCCATAGCGTATCCAATTAAGGAGTTGTATCCTTCACTGGCTTACCATCAAGAATGATGTTTAAGTCGTAAGTGTAGTACTCTCCTGCTGCGCCACCAAGAACTGGAAGCGTTTCGGCATATCCAGTTGCTGTAAAGTGTGGTTGTGATGTAGATGCTGTTGTATTTCCGTGTGGGGCATAAATAAGTGATAATGATGCTCCAGGATTATCAAACAACTCCATCCAAAGACCGTTAGCAGCATAATCCTGGAAACCAGTTACGCTTACTGTATAGTCTAGGCTTTCTGCATAATCTCCAAAACCTAAAGTTCCAACCGCTGAATTAAATGTAACACTACTTACAGATCCAGCATAGTCAGTTCCGTCAACTTTGAAGATTATAGTTTTACCTTTTAATCTTGCCATGGTATTTCTCCTTTAATCTTGCAAGTCTATTGCAATGTTTATATTTGTTGCTAAGTAGTTTGCTCCATTTACCTCAAGGATAAAAGGTTTGTCTACTGATAACTTATTTGCGTTTGTGTGGTCCCAAAGTGCAGGAATTAATGTTTCTAGGGTATTGTCAAGATTTTCTGTTTCAGTTTGATTAGTTCCATAACTAACAATAACTAAAACTTTCCAATTACTTGAGTAGTCTGCTCCATATTGATTTTCATATACGCTAATAAAATCATTGTCAGGTTCTACTATTGCACAATTAGGTACTGGTCTTTCAGGTACATATTTATATACCTTGGAGATTCCACCAATGTTTATTGCGGAATCAAGATCGCTTCTTACTCCGCTTATGTTCATGCAAACCGTACCATATAACGATTTAACAAAGGATATACACCAGCAAGTGGATCTCTAGCAATTCTGACAGGATTACCGTCTGCAATTGCATATTGAGAAACACCTAGTGGTGCATTCCTTCGTTGAAATAGTTCTGATCCAACTTCAAGGTATGATCGTTTTAAAATGCTTGGTGGAATCTTGCTAGATTTAATGTATGAAGCAACTAAATCTAAAGCAGTATCCCAGCATTCTTCAACAAAAGCATCATCTTCAGAAGATGCTCCTACATAAGCCTTTAAGTTTTCCCAGTCCATAATCGTCTCCTATATTAAATGTTTAATTAAGCAATAACGCAAAGTGCTTTTGGATCTACAACCGCAGTTGCTAGATATCCATAAACAGACATTTTGTTTGACAAATCTTCAATGTTTTCGTCTGTTAGACGGAAAGGTGCTCCTGCAGACTCGTAATTTACAAGTGCTGCTGAGTTACCTGCATAGAAAGAAAGATTTGCTAGTGATGGATCAAGAACAACTGGCAAACCAAGAATGTTTCCTGTTAGACCAACTGGATTGATTGAACCAAATGTGTTTACTGTTGCACCAACGTTTGCAAGTAGTGGACGACCTGAGCCATCAACTGCCTTTGCAAGGTTACGGAATACATCTGTTGACACAAGAATAAATTCTAGTGGCAGACCAGTGTCTACGTTAACCTTTGCTGCTGCTTCTGCAATTGAATCAACAATTTCTGTTGCTGTCCAAGCACCTAGAGCAGATGAGTTAAAGTTTGCTGCGTTAGCAACTAATGATGCCTTTACTGCAGCGTTTGTTGCTTTTGCGTATGATGAAACTAGTGAACGGAATGCTGCATCTACATAACCTACAGATGAACGCTCAACAACTTGCTTTGCCATACCTGTGTAACCACCGTATGTCTTAACTGCTGCTGTTCCTGTTTCCAAGTTAATCTTGCCAAATGCAAGTGTGTCACCAATTGCAGCCTGCTCAGTTACCTGAGTGGTGTCAGTTGTAATCTTTGGAAATTCCAAAGTCATACCTGCTGCTGGTAGTGCGCCTGTTGCGAACACTGAGTATGTTGGTCGTCCGTTGTTTAGAATGCGGATTGTGTCAATAACAAACTGATTGCTTGAAATTGTGTCTGTCAAGATAGAGTTTGTATCGCCAAATGCACGATGTGCTGCTAGACCTTCTTCTGTGCCCGCTGCTACTGCCTTAACATAATGTCCGAATGATCGGAAATTAGGTACTGCTGGAGTTGATGTCTTGTCAGAAGAAATTACTTCTAACTTACGCTCTAACTCATTTGTTTGATTACGAATTTCTTTAATTTCTGTATCGTAATCAGGTGTTGTGTTTTCCATGGATTTTTCCTCCTGATTGGTTTTTTCTTCTCTAACTGCAAGTACTGCAGCGTTGTCATAAGCGGGAAAAGGCACTAGTGATACTTCT